CTCTGATACTGATCGTAGTTAACGATAGTAATTACAAGGCATCTGGGCCTTCTTGTGATTGTTATCTCTCCTGTGAGTTTTAGGTGAGTTAGTGCTGTTCTTGACTGCGAATATTTTAAACCACAAGATTTTCCAAGGCTTTCATAGCTCGTTACCAGACTGCCCCGTCTCACGGTCATGCCCTCAAAGTCGCCATCTTTGTAATTCGCCATCATTAACAAATGTACAAACACAGAAAATGTGTTCGGGTCTCTTGACCACCTCCAGTCGAGGATTTTCCGCTCTAGCTTAATGTACCCGCCGTCAGGCTTCTTCAAGCTGCATCAGTCCCTTTCAAAATCAAAATTATCACAACAGTCATCTGCACTCTTTTCGATAGCAGAATAGTCGCCCTCTTCGATCATCCTGGTGATCTCTTCCTCAGACATTTCCTTTTCCAGCAGCTCACAACACCCGGAATCGTAATACATGCAGTTCTCACAGCACGGTTCCGGCTCCCCTTCCTGCTGATCGCAGTAAGCGTCATACAGATTGTTGTAATGAGCCTGTACTGCGCTTTCCAGCTCTGATTCCGTCATATCGAACAGTCGCATGTTTCACCTCTGATAGGGCATTGCTCTGGTCGTTGCCCTTGCATAGTCTCCACCAGGCTGTCCTCAAAAGCATCCTCGACACCGGCGCTCAAGAGAGTGCTCTCTATTGCTTCGCACATCAATTCACCTTCGTGCCCACCGAATTGCACCCAGTAACTGCAAGGGCACTGTTCGCAGCATTCCGGCATGGGCATGTCAATCTTTACCATCAGGTATACCTCCTGTAGCTGGAGCTTGTCTGCTCTTTGCTAAGCACGACATAGGTCATGGTCGTATCCAATTTCTCATGTCCAAGGATACTGGCGACTTCCTGAATCGGCATTCCGTGCCGTGCCAGATCAGTCGCAAGCGTTCTCCGGAACTTATGCGGGTGTACATGCTCCACACCAGTCGCTTTCGCAAGGCAGGAAAGCATGTATCTCACCCCGTTGGGCTGTAATCTTTCCTGAAAACGATTGACGAATAGCGCCGGACAGTCATCCTTCCTGCCTGAAAGATACTCGCCAAGAAGCATGCCAGCCACATCACTGAGGTACACCGTGCGCTCTTTGTCGCCCTTTCCGTGGACAACGCACTCCAATCTTTCCAGATCTACATCATCCCGGTTGAGCTCGACCATCTCGCTGATTCTGCATCCTGTAGACATCAGGAAATTGAGTACTGCCCTGTCCCTGATGTTCTTGCAGCTATGATTCAGCAGTTCAATGTCCACCGAAGAATAGACCTTTTTAATCTTCTTCGGGCACTTAATCGTGCCAAGATTCGCCGTCGGATTCCTGTCAATCAGGCTTTCCCTCTGGAGCCAGTTGAAGTAGGCAGAGAATACTTGTCTGTATCCTTCCATCGTTCTTTCGGATATTCCACGATTCTTTTCCCGCTGGAGGAAAGACCGGAGATGGTATACCGTAACCTTCCTCGTCGGAACTCCGGCATACTCCATCAGCTTGCCAATAATGAATTTGTATCTTTCGATTGTCTTCTGGCTTCTGCTTTCGATGTTCATAGCTGATAGATAGCATTCCAGACAGTCGTCCTTTTCTTCAGACCATTCTGAGATAACACGAACATCGAAACCTTCCAGCACATCAGAAACCGCTTTAAGCGCCTTTGACATGGCTTCCGCAGTAATTTCTGCGGATAATCTCTGTTCCAAGGTGCTTAAAAGATACACCTTTGCATCCATAGCCATTTCAGCACTACCTCATTTCTAGTGGGGCCGTTTGCCCCGTAACAGGGTTGAACAGCACCAGACTACCGCCGGTCTTGCCAGCGACACGGACGGCGTCTGGCCTGTTCCTAGTCCTCCATGCATCGTAGATGTGGTCGCTCCAGATGAGGCTTCCCCAATCTGTCATGCCAACAAGGTATTTCCCCTGTTTTACAATCACGATTGCCGTTTTCCTGCGGATGTATAAATTATTCATTCGCTCTCTGTTCTTTAATTCTGTCACCCAGATAATCGGAGATGGAGATAATCATCTCAATCAGATACTGATTATTCCCGCTTCTTTCACAAAGCTCTTTAGCATCATTCCAGAAGGCAATCCATTCTTCGTCAGACCCGGTTATCAGGAAATGTCTGTCAAAAAGCTTATACAGATCAGTCCATATGTCCCTGATTTCCTTCGGAACGTTCGTCATCGCTTTTCCCTCCGTTTTCAGAGAACCATTTACCGATCAGCAGAGTACCGATTACACCGGCAACATATCCACCCAGGAAGAACCAGATCATTTAATCATCCCCTTCTTTGGTTTCACATCACTCTGTAATCATCCATGATTCCGGCAGAGACTCACACCATTCTCTGAATTCCTGCCATTCCTTAAGCTTATGTCCTTCTCTCTGTCGGTAAATATTCCGGAGAGCAGCATAGCTCATCATAACCGTGCGTTTCTGGATATAGCTCTGAGGAAGAATCTGGATGATCTCCCGCCAGATGGCTTTCTTCGCTTCCGGGTCTTCCTCGATGTGATACCTTCCTATCCGCACATTGATTTCATGGACGGCAGAAAGCAATGCATAACTGTGCTTGGCGTCCGTCTCGAAGTCATCAGTAGTCAGCTCTCTAGACATCAGCTTATGCATCGTGGAGCAGGAAACCTTCTCAACCCCGGCCCGGTATGTATCAAACTCCATCCACCAGTAACGGGGAGCGATAATATTAGCCCAGACCATGATCATCCGAAGGTGTTTCGCATGTTCCGGCCCAGCCTTCTGGAGCTTTTCAGACAGGGCCTTATCAGCAGAGCCGACCATAATCTTCATTTCATTGAAATCAACATGAGTATCATTCTTATCCCAGCTATTCATGGGATTCCGCATAGCTGTCATGGCAGGAAGGATTCCTGCGTAATCAAGAAGCTGTATTTTCATGTGCTTCCTTCTCCTCTTCTCTGAAAATATTGCTGTACCAGTCCTTATCATGACTCGCCGTGATACAGTCGTTGCAGACATATCCTGCCCACAACTTTCCCCCGGCAGAGCCCATTACAAAGCTCAGCAACCGGTTTTCCTTCTTGCACCATGGACATGTCCCGTATTTATAGTCCGACATCGTATACACCTCAATCGCATGAGTTTCCGATCTCTACATACACAGCATTGTCCTTAATCCACATGTGATAAACGCCGTTACCATTGTGCCAGCGGGTTCCAAGCCCTCCATTCCGCTTGTCCAGCTCATCCAGCACGGTTTTCTTCATTTCCTGATAGTACATTGCATTCAGATCAGCCAGTTCCGCTTCCGTAAATCCGGAAACCTTCATGGTCTGCGTACCGATGCAGTCGTAGGTTTTTACAACCGTTAGTCCTCCGATCATTTGCTTATTCCTTTCTCCATATCCATATTGGCTCGATAAAGATCCCTCTTGCAGACGCTTTGCTGTTTGGCCTTTTTGACATTTTCATTCCAATTGTTCCGAAATATTTTCCTCCAATCGAATAGATGAAATCATTCATAGGATCACAGATTTTCTGAACTTTATGTCCTGAATAAACATCGCTAATGTTAATTAACATGTATCCATTCTTCCGCAAAGATTTCCACGCAGTATATATTGCAACAAATAAGAACTCGTTAAGCCACGATTCAATACTTCTATACCGTTTATAAGATTGTGTGTTTTCATTGCAATACTTTTCAATATTGAAGTATGGAGGGCTTGTCAGAATAAGGTCAAAGTTCTGATCATATGATGCTATGTCCTCGGCTGCTGAACAGATCATGTTTGCAGTCTTTCGCTTGTCTCCAATTAGCTGACTATATAATTTGGATTGTTCAAAATAGGATTCAACAAGGCAACTATTTGGATCAACGCCAGTATATGTTTCTGGATAATCGGAAGCATAAAATCCGCAAAGCCTGTCTCCCCAACCGGAACAGAAGTCAAGAACATCATTCGGCTTATACAAATCATAAATCGTTTTTGCTACAGTCGGTTTAAATTGGCTTGCAATATATTTGCGTAAGTTAAGACACATTCGCAATGTGTTCGAGTCAACACTTTTTGCCTTCAATGAGAACAAACCGCCAAGTGCAGAATGGAGAAACTTCTCGCTTTTCCATGTTCTTACGGGAGATGGAGACACAAGCGAATCGGCTTTCCATCTGTTATACTGATGGAAATAGTCACTAGCAACATTCCCTACGCTTGAACAATCAATATATCTGTTTGACAGAGGATACTTGTAATCGTATCTTGCGAACACATCACCTTCTGAAATCTCTGTATGATATTTCCTTAATGCGTTAAAGCTTTCTTTTGCGTCTTCAAGCGTATGTTTTTTCATCGGAAGCTCAATAGAACCATCAATAATCTTTTCTGTCAGAAAACTTATGATTTCTTCATCCCCGTAGTCAGTAAGCAACATTCTAAAATCGTCTTGCGGGATGTTGCATTCTCCATACTTCACGAATTTCGCAACTGGATTTATCACCTCAGTTCCCCTTTCAAATACTTAATAATCCTTGCCGGGCTCTGCCTTCTGGAGCAGAACCGGAACTTCACTCCGTACTTTTCCTGCATCGTAATACAGGCTTTCCTGAGGGCCACAGGGTTCACCAGCGTCATCGGGTCTCCAACCTTGTGAAAGCGCCCTGAAGTTCTGAATTTCGGCACTTCCCACATGTCCAGTCTGCCAAAAGGGGGAATCTCTTCCACCAGCACGACCAGCTGAATTCCCTGTTCCTGCGCCCTTACGCATTCTGCCTTGAAGCGCCTGTGATCGGATGACATGACATTGTGACTGAGTTCCAGAATATCTGCCTTGGTATCGACGGATATCGTCCCGCCAGGAAGCATGTAATCCCCTACATTCAGGCATTGCCGGACAATCTCAATCCCCATTCTCCGGCAGTAAGCTTCTATGTTTTTGTGCTGTCCTACCTGATTCCTCGTGTCTTCAAGCAGAGTCACAGCTCAGACCTCCGATGCTTGACTTTCTTAGGATGGTAGATATTTCTCGTCGCCATCAGTTCGTCATACCGCTTGTACTGTGCCTTGAACCACGCCTTATCCACACCGGCCTGTTTCATCAGTTGGGCCAGCGGGTCTTCGAGATTGATGGCGTGGCTGTAAATCGTCTTATATTCCTCACTCAGAAACCACTCAGCGACATCAATCAGATCGATCATGGTGCACATAAAGCCGTAGTCCGTTCTGCACTTTCCGTCTTTAATGCGCTTAACACTGCTTGCAAAGTCCCTGGCAGCCTGTGCGACAACATTGTTAATCAGCGTATCGATAGCTGCCTGATCACAGATATCTGTGTCTTTCGTAAGCCACTTCCCCTTCGTCCAGAGCTTATTAGTAAGACACCAGTCATCCACCTTGGCGATCATCTTCACCCGTTCTCCGGGCTCAATGTTTCCGGTCTGCTTCCCCCGGTAAGCGCTGGCGGTAGGAATCTTCTTGCCGGTCTTGTTGATATAACTCAGGCCCGCGCAGTTAGTGATAAACTCATGGGAGAATCCGCGAAGCTTTACCCAGCCCCGCACAAGCTTCCTGCCGGTTGTCTCAACATGGATATATCCATTTGTTACAGGCTGTCTTCCAAGCACGACTACGCTCCTGTAAAACGGGACTGTCGCAAGGGTTTTGCTCTTCATGTCGGGCTTGTCCTTAACGTATGCTTTTTTAGCTACGCACCATAGTTCCTGTTTGCGTACTGGCATAAATCAAATCCCTCCGAAATATAAGGAATGTAGCGTGGCGGTGTCCTTTAACCGACTGCTGTGGCTATGTCTGTCACCACGAAGGCAGGACACCAGGCAGGACACAGACGAAATCTGCGCATCGAGGAGGCTGACCGTTCCCATGACAGTCCCGGTCATTTTTCCGACCCGGTGGCTTATAGCCACCATGCCACGCCACAGTTGGTCAATTAGAATGGAACATCAATGGTTCCGGAAACCTCTGTAAAGCTGGGCGTTTCGCTGGTCTTCTTCCGACCGTCGCGAGGTTTCATCACCTTGCACTTGCCGTCCCGCACATCGCTAACGGTCTCAAACTGGACGATCTCTGTGGTTTCCTTGTCGCTTCCGTCGTTGCCGGTGTACAGACTCTTCCGGACGCTGATACCGACTTTCTTCCCGACGAGCTTCTTTTCGTCCCAATCCCAGCGGTATCCGGGATTGCTTTCCTGTACGCAGAAGATGTTGCCCTCGAACCGGTTCTTCACCCAGGGCTCATCAGAAGCAATGGGCGGTTTCAGCCGGAGCACACCGCGATACTTGACATCCTTGCCAAAGCTGCTCTGCTGTTCTTCAAAAACCTTGTGATACTGTCCGGCATACTCGCCTTCTGTAATCTCCAGCATGACCACGATCATGTCGCGGGTGTTGTCATAGCTGGGCTCCAGCCGGACACCCTGAATCTCAGCCACATAAGCCCCCGGAACGGGCAACTGGGCAAAATTGCTGTGTTTCTTAGCTTCGAATCCTTCATAAGTTGGTTTCATCTTTCAAATCCTCCGTATCTACTTGATTTAATATTGTCAGCGGGCATCTGAGCCCGGTGAGCTCTCTGCTGTATAACGTTTCATTGGTGATATGGCAGATATCCCTGTCAATCGTGTCGTAATGCCGAAGGAACATGCAGTATTTGCACTTTACTTCGTCTTCTGGAAAGCTGACATTGATGTCGAGGTTGCAGACGGTGTACTTTGTGATTCCCTTGTCGAACCTTCCCAATTTTTGGCCCTCCCGTAGAAATCGGTGATTTCATGGAGCAGATCGGTCGCCAGTTCCTGTTCTAGCCTGTCCCCGGATACGGCAATCCTGTCCAGCATCCGGCATACATCGCGCATCATGCTGGTCATTCAAACACGCTCCAGTCACTTAGCGCCAGGAACCTTGTCGCTGGTCGTCACCACGGCCTTTGGAGCCTTCCGTTCCTTAACCACAGGCGTCCCAAGCTTCGCCAGCTCGTAATACTCCCGGATGGTGCTGTCAACTGCCTTCAGGTCGTTGTCGATTTCTTCCGGGAACATCTCCATGGGGCTTTTCGCTGTCGTTACGCCGTCACTCTGGGTGGTGAACCAGTGCCGTTTCCCGTCCGTTTGGGCGTACAGAACGATGGAGAACAGGCTTTCCAGCGTGAGCTGGCTGTCGATCATCTTCCCGGCGGTCTTGGCCTTGAGCTTCATCCCGTCGTCAGACCGCTCCACATGCATAAGGAAGTATGTGATGGTGTCCTCCGATGTTTCCCGGATAGCGCACTGAACCAGATCATAGAAGTCCTTCGCAGCCTGTGTGAACTTCCCGTATCCGGGCTCCAGACAGCGGTTAAACAGATAGAAGGTCATCGCAAGTCCGATATCGTCCAGCACATAGCAGTTGCGGGAGTTCTCCCGGAGCTTGCTCTTAATGAATTCATAATCTGCCGTATTCGCTACCGGCAGTTTCTTCCGGAAAGGAAGAGGTTTCTGGCTGATGTTGAAAATTCCAAGCTCATCAGCTTCAAAGTTCCGGAGAGAAGCAGACTTTCCAGACCCGCTTTCCCCGTATATCAAACAAACCTTGCCCATTGACTGTTTCCTTTCTCCTGATGTATAATCAGGGTACCGACCTCTCTTAGACCGTAGTCCGCTTGCCTCAGACTGCGGTCACTTTTCATTTCTGTACTGATAACCGATCACGACATTCCGACTGCGGTTGAACACGTTCGGCTTTGGCTGTTTAACATCCAGCAGATAATCCACGAATGTTCCGTTCTGCATCGCTATCCGAATATTGGATGGATACTCGTTCGAACCGTCCCACTCGCATTTGATATCCAGCAGGGGCTTAATCCGGTTCGTGCGCCTTCTCTTTGCCACATCTTTACCTCCTCTCCAGTCTTCTTTTACTCCCGACCGACTTTGTAACAAGCGGTTTTCCGTTCGTCCGCTTCATCACCCAGGAATCCAGGGTTTCTTCGGACACTCTGATGCGCTTCCGCTCCGTTCCGCTGATCACGGAATAAGGCATCTGGTACATCAGGCTGATCGCCGTCCTTCTGGCGACTCCAAGTCGCTCCGCAACCTCATCCGGGCCAAGCCAGACAGTCGCCATTACCTACACCCCACTATCCACATCAGGAATGTCGCGATAAGCGGAAAGCCACAGACCATCAGGTGGAAGTTCCTTTTCTCCGCTCTCGCCTTCCGGGCGTCCGCTTCCAGACATTTTTGCGTCAAATAATCTCTGATATTCTTCGGAGGTGTCTCTATAATCGATCGTCCACTCATCGTCCCAAGCTCCCTTCCGTGTGTAGATGGTTCCGGAATCACAGTGAGGTCTACCGTACTTAACGACGACGCTGTCGAGCGTATCGTCTGCAAAGACGCTGATTGAAAGCTGTGCCCCGTCCACATTGTCGATGCTGGTCTTCTCCATCATTCCCCGGAGCTGTTCCGCGATTGCCTGACTGAACTGAACAAGGTTCTTGACGGCGATTTTCTTTTCGTGGCTGTATGCTACTGCCATGATCTATCCTCCTTCTCTCTTGTCTAATTAAATTAGACTATTTCGGTAAAAAAAGAAATCCTGTTGATGTTCACCGCATACAAGTCAGCAAGCTTCCGGAGCGTTTTGATGTCCGGGGCCGTCTTTCCGGTCTCGTAGTTGGTGATTGTTTGCCGGGACACGCCGATCTGACTTGCAGCTTCTTCCTGAGACAATCCAGCATTCACTCTCGCTGCCTTCAAAGAAATTTTAAATTCGCTCATGTTGTGGTTTCACCCCCTTTCAAAGCCCCCTCATCATACACTATTTAGATTAGACTGTCAAGACATTTTGATAAAAAAATTTGACAATTTGCGTTTCCTATTATACAATTTGCAAAAAGGAGGACAGCACCATGACAGATAGAGAAGTTTTCCAGAAAAATATCCAGAAGTTTCTCAACGATTCTGGGGCAATGCAGAAGGATTTGGCTTCAGCTGTCGGTGTAAGCAACAAGACCGTCAGTGCATGGATACGGGGCCGGGGCTATCCCCGTGCGGATGTGATGGAGAAAATCGCAAGATTCTTTGATGTGCGTCTGTCCGACCTGGTAGATCAGGAACCAACAGAGGACGAAGAAGAAACCATGCTGGTGAATATGTTCCGGTCGCTTTCAACTGCCGGGAAAATCAAACTGCTGGAACGTGCGGAGGAGCTTGTCGTCCTCTATGGGAAAAAATCTAATGCTGTTTCCTCTGGGGAGGTCGCTGGTTGATGGCTAAAAACAAGCAGAGAGCTGACGGCCTATACAGAGCATGGTACAAAGGCAAACAGTTTTACGGCAAGACTGATGCGGAAGCCAAGGCCAAGCGTGACGCCTACAAATACGAATGCGAACACGGGATAGAACAACAGACGCCCGCCGTCGTATTCGATCTGGTCAGCGACTGGCTGAAGATTTCGAAAGTTGGCATTCAGAAATCCACCTATAACCAGTATGTTGCATGCATGCAGAAGCTGACGGATACTGTCGGGGATAAGCTCGTTTCTGCCGTAACCCCGTCAGACATAAAGCGTGTCTGGCTCCTGTATGATGGTCTGTCCCAGTCCTACATCAACAAGGCTGTCTTTCTCTATAAAAGCTTCTTCCAGTACGCAATCGAGAATGGATACTGCCGGAGCAACCCGGTCATAGCCCCGTCCGCAAAGCCCCACAAAGGCACAAAGGGTACGCACCGTGCGCTGGAGCCCTGGGAGATCGAATTAATCGAAAATACCCCTCACAGATGCCAGCCAGCTGCCATGTTCATGCTGAAAGCCGGTCTTCGAAGGGGCGAAGCACTCGCTTTACGCAAGGAAAACATCTACGAAGGACAGATACATGTCGTAAATGCCGTTAAATTCGTCTCTAACAGGCCTGTGGTAGGTGGGACGAAGAATGAATCGTCCGTGAGGAACGTGCCCTTATTTGACGCTTTAAAGCCGTTTTATGACGATATGGGTGATTTGCTCCTCCCGTCAGCAGGAAACAAGCTCTGTTCTGAGACTGCTTTTACCCGCGCATGGGAATCATACATGCTCTGCTTATCAAAGAAAGCTGGCAGGAAGGTGGACATCCGGCCCCATGATCTCAGGCACACTTTTGTTTCCGAAGCCAGAAACAAAGGCGTCGATATCCATGTCTGCATGCGCTGGTGTGGGCACTCGTCAGAGAGGATGATCTTGGAGATCTACGATCATGTCTCGTCAGACAGAGAGCAGTTAGCCACCGACATGATGAACGGCACAGTTAAAGAACAGTTAAATCAAAACAGTCAAACCGCAGACCACAAGGAAAATCAAAGCGCCTAGGCCACAAAACGGTTTAACTACGAATCAAAAGGTCGTGGGTTCGAATCCCGCCGGGCTCACTTCCCCGGAAGCTTGAAAAATAAAGGCTCCCGGGGTTTTCTTTTGTCTTTACGTTAGTGTATTTTATGGTATTTTAGGGTACCCTATAACTGTGTAACACAGTTAAAAAACAGTTATAAAAAACTCCGGATTTCTCCGGAGTAAGTTTCGCTAAGTTTCCTGTAAGTTACACGCAGTGCAATGTTTTTAATCAATAATCTTGTTTTCCACACAAACCCATGCGTATATTATTCATTTTCAGGAGGTTTGTCTATGGCAGCTTCCAGAACATAGGCGTCTTGTGCTCTGGCAGCATCGACCAGCCCCTCACCGATGATATACGCCACCACGGCAGCGCCAGCCATGATCAGCGCAGCTACCTGGGTCGCAGTCTCCTGCGTTCCCCCGAAGGCTACCACGAGCATCGTCACGAATTCACAAACAGCAACCCAGAATTTTCGGCTCGTCAGCTTTCTCTTCATGTCTTCGCTCATCTTGCTACCCCTTTCTTCAGATCGGTAATTGCAAAACTTTGTCTTTCAATGCCGTAATTGTTCCATTACCGCCCAGGGCATGGTACGCATTATAGACCTTTTCAAATTCATGCTTGTGCTCTGTCGAGCACTTGCCATCCGTCAGATGCTTCTCACCCTCTTCTCTGAGCTTAAACATCAGGAGATACTTCATGCCGTCGGCGATTGCTTTTTCTGTTTCTTTATCATGCTGGACGCGACCAGCAAGCCTTTTATATCCAGCAATCAACCCCGCAGCCACAAGTCCGAAGATGAATTCAATCCAGTACTTAGCAATAAATTCCCACAATTGTTTCACCCCCTTCCAAGTGTTGCGCGGACGATTTCGATCTGCTTCTCAATCATCTGCAAGGCGGTTTCGATCTTTTCCCGATCTTCGATCGTGATACTGTCGCCACTTTCGCCCTCCTGCCCGGAATACTCCAGGTAATTGGACATCATCCACCCCTGGCGTCCACTATATTCTACTTTACACCATTGACCCTGATCTGTTAAGACTTCTACCACAGACCCCACAGGAACACGCATAATCAGCTTTGCATCCTTGCGAGCGCTTTCACGCATATTCACGGTCTCTCCGGCAGAACCGACGGGCAGAACAACCTTTGCTTCCATACCGATCACATCTTTCTTCTCTGAATTCGGATACTCAACTTCTTTCAAGTAGCTCACAAAATCCCAGCCGTTCTTCGCTGTCAATCCATCTCTGGAAAACCCGTCCTTCGTGCTTTTTGCGTTGAGAACAAACCTTGCATCATCGTCTACCAGACCGATGTGATAATAGTCAGAGACATCGCCCGTATAGCTAGTCCCACGTTCCCTGTATCGTTCTGGCAGATCATACCCTTCTTCCCCAGGCTGTTTTGCTTTAAAAGCAACCATACCAGGCTGTGCCATGCTGATCGGAAGCATTCCGTTGACGACCCATCTACGAGCTATGCCATTGCTCCCGTGGATGATCGACTGCCCAAGGAGCTTTTTGTATGCATATACAAATGCTCCAGAACAGTCAACACAGCCCTGTTCGGCAGCTCCCCAAGAGTAAGCCCAATGCTCTCTGTACATCTTCTGGAAGAGCTTAATCAGGTCATCCCTCTGAATCATCACCGTCACCTCCGATGCCACAAAGTGCAATGATAACTATACTGAGCCCGACCCCAATGAATAGCCCGACAAAAAACTGAATCATCGCAATACCTCTATCGTGCACTACGCAATAAGTTCCGCAAACTCGTTCCGCATATACAGGATGCCGATTCCAGCGGTGAACCCGCTCTTGTCTTCGCTGCTCAGATTCCGGATTGAAAGGATGGTACTTGTCCCCGTGGCTCCAGGAACAACTGCTAAAATGCTGCAATAAACTGTACCCGCCGTAATGCGCCAGAACCCAACTGGAGTATATCCTTCCGGAGTCGAAACGCCAAAGTCGTCTGCGGTAAAAGAAAGAGATGTTCCTGCTGTGATGGTATCATTCCACGTGTAGGTGTAATACACTCTCTTGAATATGGATTGATAGTTTTGAATAGCATTTTTAATTGTTCCACTAGCCATCTTGTGATTTCTCCTTTACTCGATAAACCCTTCCCTAACGAACAGTATTTCTATGGTTGGGGAAAGATCAGGCATCTTAACGGAAGATGTTTCGTTGTTTCGGTACCACTTGAGTCCAAGCACCGTCGTGCTTTCAGAAACGGCATTCCCGGCAGGGGTTGCCGGTGTAAAGGCCGATACCGCAACCTGATTGCTTCCTGTTCCAAATCGGCAGATTCCGGCGATCTTGTAACCCTCTGGAGCAACCAGGCCAAGGTTCCCCGCTGTAACCGCATAATAATACTGAGCCGTCCCAGAGGAAGATGTTTTGTTAACGGTATATTCAGTTGCCGTGAACCTGATCTTCTTGAACATGGTATTAGCACCGTCCGGAAGTGTAGATTGAATTATTCCTGTTGCCATTCTCTATCACTCCTCCCGTTAAGACTGCGTGATATGCGCATTGCTGGCATACACTACCTCGATATACGCCGTCTTACCACTCTGGGCGCTTGACGCTGTGTTACGGAATGTCATAACACCGCTCGTTCCGGTTGCGTTAGGGTTGAGCCCTGACACAAATGCATTCACGGTTCCGGAGGTATATCTCCGGATGCAGACGACGGAGTAGCCATCAGGAGTCGAAAAGCCAAAGTCATTTGCAGTAAAATTAGCAGTCCCTCCGGCTGCCACCTCTGCGGGCCATTCTCTTGAATACCTTACCACTTTGAACAGTGGTGCCATGCTATTAGGAACAGACCTCTTTATCGTCCCGTTAGCCATTCCTATCAGTCCTTTCTGTTATAGTCAACTATCAGTCAACTATTGGTCAAGTAAGAATGCATGGCCCTACCGAATCGAACGGCGGGATTAAGCCCTGTAGTGCTTTCCTTTTGGATGACTTTGCAGAGAACCAAGGCACCATGCATAACTGTATTAAGGTGTTATCTCAAAGTTCGTGATTGCTCAACCCATTGCATATCAATGGGTCTGAGGTGCTACCACTCCAGATTGACAAACCCACTTTAATTCACTAACCTATTAGTAGGAGGTGATATAGATGGGTATCAACGGAGGTCGCTCCCTTCGTGGCATCGAAGAGCAAGGCTTTGAGCGCATCCAAATTACTCTCCCGCCATCCTTGTATGAGCGTCTGGAAAAGTTCCGTGAGGACGAAGAGCGTCCACGGTCATGGGTAATCCAGAAGGCTCTGGATGAATGGCTGAAGAAGAAGGGCTACTAACCGTCATGGGGCAGTAGCCCCCTTCTTTTAATCTTTCCACTCTCTGCCGATCCGAAAACCCTCATACAATCCGGCAAGTGTGCAAGCCAAGCACACGAGAAAAACACTCATTTCAAACCCTCCGTGAAATGCGGGTGAGGATTTGCACATCACATGATCAGATTGCTATCAAACGCCCGTCAATGGATTTCTCCACGCCACGAAACCAGAGTGGACGAACCACATACCTCCTCGTGGATAATAGGTGCTGATCTACCCGTTACCATAGCGTCTACTGGCAGGACTCACTCCGTGGCACGTTGCTATCCTGCCCCCTCCGGGTCATGATCCCGGTCAGGTCTATTCCGCCACCGCATATCAGTGTGTATCGATGTGTATTAAGGTGTTATTTAAATCAATTGCCAATTTTCTTTTCCTGCGTTATAATTAGCCTGTGGAGCGGACGTGCGCCAGCTCGCGGACGGATTAAACGCAGGAAGAGAATAAAGCGAACTCCACAGCGGCGAAAGCCGCTTTTTTGTGTTATTTAGCCTACGCTCTCGGCTTCTTCCATTTCTTCCTCCGGTGTGGGTTCCGGTTCCGGAGCCGGATGCATCTTATCCAATTCCTCATAGAAATAATCCTTGGCAGTATCGGACAGCCACCCATACCTCTGCTGGTCTTCGATCAGAGTGATGGCATAGTCTTCCGTGTACTCGCCGTGCCGGATACAGTTAAGAAATGCGTTGATAACTCTCTGTTCACGTTTAGTCATGGTTCATTCTCCTTTCTATCAACCGTTGTTTTCCAAGATCAAAGCCTGAAGCTCGGCAATCTTTTTATCGATATAGCGTTTTGTATCTGCCGGGTAAGTGATGGCGGTGGAGCCAGCGTCTGACCAAACATTATTCACGCCGAGAAGGGTCGTGATCTGCTCCACCGTCAGGTTCTCAATTACGACAGGCGTTTCAAGCTCATAACAAAGCTGTGTCGGATTCTGCGCAAACCAAGCATTCAATGCGGTGTTGTCCTGTGCTACAGTCGGAGGCAATGCAAACTCAATGCCAATGGAATTTGTCCTGCCAAACATTCCTCCGTACGCTGAAACATTTCCTGCGACAAACAGATTAGAAATCATGTTTGTCGTTCCATATGCTTTCCCGGTTGCTCCTGAGTACCACGCTTTGCTTGCTCCGGTTGCTGTGCCATTCCCACGAACAGTTTCGTTTACGCCGTCAATGACCTTCATCGCCCTATCCACCACCAGTTTCCCGCTCACCACATCCAGCGTCCCGCCATAGACCGTGCCAGCTTCTGACGGGAATGTAACTTCGTAGGTCTGACCTTGGTATGCATGGTACTCTGTATCTGTAGCAGGATAGTTGATGCTGATGTCATGCTGATAAGTTCCGCCATAAATTGCAGGGCAATTGAAATGGACATAATAACATCCGGCAGGAATTGTTACGGCGTTGTTGTTTTGTGTGATCTGCATCCGTGAGATAAATTCACTCGCAGGGGCAGAGGACGGAGTTACCGCAGACTTCCAGAAAGTCACGAAAGACGAACCAACGAGCTTGAAATAATAAGTCTGTCCGGGAACAACAGCTATCGGATTCTGCGATCCTACGATATCATTTCTCTGTGTGAAAACGCCGTTGTCGTTGAAGAACCCATTGGTCCACTTTTCATCCCAGATATTGATCCCCGTCCTCGTCACCTTCGCCCCAGTCCAGCCCGTGATCGGGCAAACGTTGGAGTAGGGAGTGTAGGTGGTGGGAGCCGTAGAACCACGTTGAATTTGGATATGAAGATCAGATACATTGAGCGTTGTCACAGTATTAAGAATACCGACCTGAAAATTGATTGGCGCATCATCTATATCGGTTGGGATGACACCTCCATTACTAACAGCAACCCATGCTCCATTTTTGCGGTATACTAAATTCGCATATATTCCGCTCGGCACATCGATGATGGCCTTTGATAAAGGGGTTTCTCTTGGAATCTCTCCGGTGCATGAAATGTTTATAAGAACATATGCGGATGTGCCCGTGTTTGTACCCGTAATAGATACGGTTTGCGAATCCCCGTCAAACGTTGCAGTCAATCCATTAGCGGTTGCAGAATGATCCCCCTCGTGGTAAAAGATATTATCCCCGCCCCCCGCAGGCCACGGACTGTCATACCCATTCAAGTCCTGCACAGGCTCGATAGCTACCTCCACTTGCCGCATGGGCATCCCATCCGCTCCGTCCGTGACAGATACGATGTGAGCGGGGCCAGCAGATTCGGTGATGACATTGTCATTCAATTGTTCAAAGGCGCTCTTTAGTGAAGATACATCGTCCACCAGTTCATTGTAATTTTCGAGCACAGTTGCAGCAGCAGTCTCAGCAATCTGCTCCGCAGTTTCTTCAGCGCGATCCATCCAGTCTTCCAGAGGGGCAGGAGCATCACCGGTGGTTTCGATGCTTCCGTCGATCTTGGTTGTTCCGACGGCTGTCTTTATAACCTCGTTACCGTCAACAAATCGCAACTGGATGCGCCCGCTTCCGGAATAGATAATATCACTGTTAGTGATCGTCCAGATGAGATTGTCGCCATCCTTGACAAGCTGACTCGCAGGATATCTATCTCCCCTGGGAGGCGTCACATTCAGGCGCGGGACAGCGTCCGGATAGTCCCAAAAGACTTCGGAGCAGTCAATGATGATCTGCGTGTGGATATTTTCACCAACATAGCCAAGGTACAGCGTCTTTTTGGCGAGGTCTTTCAGCGTAAGATTCTGTATTCTTTTTCCCATTGTCCATTTCCCCTTCGTCAGTTATTGGTTGCAGGAATGCAGAGTACTAAATCCATAGCCGGGAATCCGGCGGTACAACTAAGCGTCAGCGTCCCTTCTCCGGTCTCCCATTCAATATCAGCAGAGTGCTGTACAGTAAGGTTAGTCACCACATGATTTGAGGTAATCCTGGAATCATTGAAGGTAGCTCTTACGATATTCAGATTCTCATCAAAATGCACGGCGAAAGGCTGATTGCTGTCAATCTCATCCACTTTTTCCTTGATCGTATCTCCGTTTGCAACGTATGGAATCTCGTTGGCGGTACGGTTGCTGACGGTCTGTAGACTAGTAGACAAGGCGTCAATCGTATCATTTATGCTGGTCTGGTCATCGGAGGACATCGGGATGCTATCCCCAGTCAGGCCCTCCAGATCGCTCACACGGTCGCCTATATTGTCGACGGCTTCTTTAATCGTCTGTTCTGTTCCGGCTTCATACAGGAGCGTCGACCCGTTAAGCGAATCAATGGCGTCCCCGACAGCTTTAGCGTCCGCTACCTTGCCGGTAAGCGTCAGGCTTGTGGTGATGTCCGTCTTGGGAATCAGCTTGTCTACTTCCGTGTTGATCGTCTGGTTGACGCCGGAAATTCCATTGTCAATCTTATCATTTAGTGTATCCAGAGAACCGCCTTCGCCAACAACACCGTCCACCGCATTCTCAAGATTACTGATGTCACTCAGCGCGTCAGACAGCGTTCCATTGATTTTGTCGATCTTATCCCCGACGACTTTTGCGTCGGCTGCTTCTCCTGCGTTTTTCAGCGTAGTGTCGACGGCATTCGGGATAACATCAGACGCATTCAGTTCCATGGTGATAACCGGGATACCCTTCTGCTGTATAGACTCAGGAGTATCGGCGATTGTGGTTTCGTTGTTCGGCATGTTTTTTCACTCCTTTACAATCCAGCAGATGCTTCGATAATCAGGTTCTGTGAGTCATATGGGTATAATACTTGGTCTCCGTCCGCAATTTTCCCGTTCTTGTCGCGGTACGGATGGAGAACGATAATAATGTCGTAGTTATAGGTCGCAGCTGCCAGCGGTTCCGTCGTGCTGTGCAGGAAATAGATCGTGATACCGTTGTGCTCGTCTGGCGTGTACTCTTCGCTGATATATGTCTTGTTACCCTGGCGAAGCTTGAAAATCACTCTGTCTTCAGGCTCAAACGTATACCCGACGAGCCGGAAGTATACAGCCCCGGTCTCCCCACGCTTCATCCGGATGGTGAATCCGTCAACATCAAACATCTTCATTCACCTCCGTTCCCTCATGGCTGTTTTCCACGCTTTCACCTTGAGCTTTCTCAACAGCTTCCTTTAGTGCCGTCAGGTTCCGGAGGACAACTTCGAGCCCGTTCCGCAGTTCTGTCTCCCTCACGGGAACTCGCAGTTCCCCGATTTGCTGAATCACAATCTCCAGAACTTCAATCTCGCTCATTTCATCCTCCTTATACAGTAAACACATGCGGATACGCTCCATCAGTGAATATGCCTGGTGGCGGGCTTGAGCTCCACGTCCTTGTCAGCGTTACCGTCCAGTCGCCGGTGCGCCCGGTTACTGAACAGTAAAATGCCCCTCTGTCCGTGTGTGACTCCGGCGTAATGCTGCTTTCTGCTTCGTCATACCCGGCCTTATATGCATCGTATGCGTTGATGGCAATCTTTCCGGCTTCAACTCTGTCGGAACTCCCGTTAATTGTCGCCCACAGCGTAGCCGTTCCGGTGTATCCGCTCGACCCCCACACAATGTCATCCGGCGCGATACTGCTCACTAGTCGAGTGTAGAAACTGTTGCCCTGTGGGCTTGCGGTAACGGTGAACTGCCTGTTGCTACCCCACCCACCGCTCAGTGTGGTAGCTCGGCTAAAAGTTAGCTTCTCGGTATTCCCGTTAAACCTTGTGAGTGTGATCGTGTAGTCGTTCCCACTTTGGCTGATGGAAGCTGCCCTGAAACCGCTTGCTACGCTTATTGCGTCCTTTCCACCTGACGATAACATGATGGTATTCACATTGAGCCAATTCACGTTTATGCTCTTTGCACTCGCAATCTGCGTAAACAGATTATCCGTCGTAATCGCCTTTGCCGTAATCTTCTCAATGTTCGCGACTCTGGCGTTCAGTTTCCCAAAGTTACCTTGAAGGGCCACAATGCCTTCGTCCGTCGCTCCCATCCAGTCAGGCAGCTCCAGATCTGCCAAGGAAACGAGCTTCCCGTTCTTCTTCCCGGCATAGATCACATCCGCATCGAGCTTTGCTTCGGTTCTGCCGGTCTGCTCGTTGAAGGCGATAGCAATCTCTCCAACCTTCACATAGTTGACTTCCCCGTCACTTGTGACGGTCGCCAGATAGTAGGCTCCCGGAGGATTTACCCAGATATAATTCAGCCCTGTATCCTTTGCGACATACAGCGTGTCGGCCTTCCCCTTGGCGGGAAACTTTTCTTTGCTGGCGTACTTCTCAACCTTGGAATACTTCAGTCTGCCAACGCTCATGCTGACGCTTGTATCCGTCTGGTCGATTCGTGTTCCAAGCTTCTTGTCAAGGTTGTCGACAGAGATCAGGACTCTCTTCTCGGTTTCCTGAATGTGGCTTTCCAGCCCGGAATCATATCGTCCTCTGTAAACCCCGCTCCTGTAGCTGTTCCCGCTTCTGGCGCTTCCGCTGTATTCCTTGGCGCTCATAACGGCGATTGCTTCCCGTTCCTGGGTGCCCGTGGAAGATACGCTGACTTGCGACTGCCCTTTCCACGTAAGGCTTGACGAGCAGACTGGAGACTGGTAACTCGTCCCGTCTCTGCTTACGCTAATTATATCACCAGCCTCAATAGACCAGTCCGAAAAGGTATTAGCTGTAAAAGGGTGATATCCGTCTACGCTGTTCAGTCTTTTCAAAATGTCGTTGGTTGACGCTTTCGCCATGCTATCACCCCCTTAACAGTGGATTATCCTGAATCAGATAATGGTCGCTTCCGGAGCCGTTTATCCTGTCAATCGTTTCAGAATTGTCGTTCGTGTTCCGGACATACAGTCTGCTGATCTTCTTCGTCTTATACCAGTAAGGCTCAAACTTGGAATAACTGCTTTCATTGAATGTCTGGTCTGTTGTTTTCAGCCACTCAAGGCAGAGCTCCCCGTCCCGGTTGAATTTCGCGTTACTGCATGCAGCTTCCGCAATCCATCCAAACACAGTTCTGACGGTTGCATTCTCAAAATCTTCCGGCTCCTTCTCTATCGTGGCGTCCTCGTTCAGAAAGTCCTTTGTTCCCCTTGTCACCCCGATATAAGTGCAAAGCGCCGTGAACAGCCTTCCGATGGTGGTCGGGTATGTGATCCCAAGCTCAGAAGCAGAAGGCATATCCCGTTCCGCATCCTGCATCAGGTCAAAGCAGGACAGCCCAATTTCATGGACGCCTGGATTGTTCGGCCTGTCTGCCCGGAAAACACCCAGGGGGACAAACTCATACCGATCACGGCGTCCTCCGGAATAAATGAACAGAATCCTACTACTTTTGTTGTAGAAGATTCCTTCGCCTTTCTCGCTCCACAACATAACCTTATTCTGCATAAAGGCATTCAGCTTGTGCCCAGCCGTGATATTGTTCCCGGTCTTATCATCATATACGGCAAACTGTCCGCGATCAGAGAACGCCCACACTTTTCCGTCATACCCCAGCATGCTTCTTACAGGGAAAGTAGGCTGTACGCTGACAGGCTGATTTTTCCTGATCAGGTAAGGCGGTTCGTCGTTGCCAAAGTATTGGGCCTGATTCGTGTTCATTACGACTGGGGCAAGTTGCTGATAGGAATCTGTCCCAAGCTTGACACCCAGCGTCGCTGTAAACTTCCCGAATTCATAAGTGTTCAGCAGTTCGTTATCGTTGAAAACCGAAAAGGAAATGGAATTGGACAGTGTCTGCCCAATGGCGATGTCTTCTTGCGCGTTAAACGTGTCGTTGAAGTTTACCCCGGCAGATATGTTGATATCGTCGTTCGTGAAAACGCAGTCGCTGAAGATCATCAGGGCCATCTGCTCATTTCCGTTTGCGACGGCTTCATGGAATGCATTGCTGGCAGGATACATCCAACTCCCCTCCTTCCCTTAGTATTCAATCACGCTGAATTTCAGGTCGCCAATCCATTCCCCGTTTTCGGGAGACCATACTGCCGTAAAATCCCGGTCGCCTACATAGGCGGTGATAATGGAGGTTCCCCCGTTCCACGGGTCTGGATAGGTAAACCCGAATTTATCGTTCTTCAGGAGCTTGCTGATGCTCATGATCGTGTCCCATGAGATATTCTTGTACTCAATGGACAGAGGGTGCTTGACGGCAACCCTGTTCCTGTGCAGAAGTCCTTTGGCGTCACGCTCCCCCATTGTATCCAGATCGCTTTCCTTCCCGCTGAAGGAAGACGGGTCTGGGATTGCCGTATTGCCGATCTTAAACCCCATCACATAGGTCAACGGTGCAGCCATTCAAGTCACCTCCCTGTTGTTTTTGAGTAAATGTCACTGTTCGCGTTGTTAAACTTGCTCCAGCCAAGCGAGGGCGACACGGAAAGGTTCCCGGTCTTTTCAAGCAGGGCCCGAAGCAGAGTGTTCTGTTCCGACAGCAGTCTGTTCTGGTCGGAGTTAGCGTCACGCACACCGCGCTGGATGCCCTCGACGATCTGCCCCTGATTCGCGACGGTTGTCTTTCCGTTCATGTTGCCGACAAGCTCTGCCCCTGCTTCATTCGCAATGAACAGATCGCCCTTCGGGATGTTGTAACCGCCTTCTGCGTATTCAAGGGGGGCAATTGTTGGGATGTTCCACAGTGTGACTTTGCTTGTGTCCCATCCGACCTTTCCACCGCCAAGGAAATCTGGCATGGTGAATCCCCATCCGGGAATCGTAAACGAGCCGATGGAGTTCATGGCTCCGATCACATCGTTAACCATGCCGATAATCCAGTTGATCGCCCCGTTAAATGCATCTTTGATCGGGTCTGTGACATTCGTGCTGAACCATGAACTGATACCAGACCATGCATCTTCAACGAGAGAGACGAAGTCCGTATTCCAAAGCTGGCTGATTGTTTCCCACGCCTTGGAGAACATTCCGATCAGACCGGTTCCGGTTTCGGTGCTTCCGAAGATTCCTTCAAAGAATCCCTTGACCCCACCCCAGATTCCTTCACGCGCGATGTTCTCTGATACATTGGTTTCCCACCATACCTTGGCGTTGTCCCATGCAGAGGTGAAGTAGCCTTTAATCCCACCGTTTCCGTCTGAACCGCACCATATATCCCTGAAGAAATCGCCAATGGGTTCCCAGACAGCCTTAATGTCTACGCCGGTCGTCTCCTTCATCCATTCGGCAACAGCGTCAAACGCCTGTTTCGACCAACCGCGAATACCGCCGTTTCCGTCCTCGCCTACAAAGATTCCCTTGAAGAATCCCTTGACAGCTCCCCAGGCTCCTTCTTTTTCAAAATTCTTACTTACGTTATCGTTCCACCAGGTAGAAACGCTTGAATACGCAGACCGTGCGTAACTAGCGATACTTCCGGGCGTTTCAGAATCTCCGAACAGCGTCCCGAAGAAGCTGGTCACGCTCTTCCACGCATCTTCAACAGGCTTTGCGATACTGGTGTCCCACCACATTGTTACGCCCGCCCACGCAGCCTTTGCGTAGCTGGCGATACTGCCTTCGACATCGGCCCCACCGAACAACGTTCCAAAGAAGTCTGTTACACTCTTCCACGCATTTTCAACTGGTTTGGCGATGTTCTCATCCCACCACATGGAAACAGTATCCCATACCGCTTGCAAAGACTGCTTTACGCTTTCCCAGATTTCGGTTATCTTTTTCCCGATTCTCTTGAAAGCTCCGATAACCTCAGAGACTAGCTCATCCCAGTTCAGAGCAACTGCTGCTGCCAGAGATACGCCACCGGCAATCATCATACCGATGCCAAGCGGAATACTCGCCGAGCTTAAGGCAAGGATGGCACCGATTGCCAGCAGAGACGCCCCTGCAATTGCCGTGATATTTGTGATCTTTGCCTTGACTTCCTTATCAAGATTCCACGAGAGAGCAACAGAGGATGCCAATGTGGAAGCTCCAGCCAGCATCAGCCCGATACCGATGGGGAGCGAAGCATTCGTGAAAGCCAGAACTGCACCGATTGCCAGAAGTGAAACTCCTGCATAGGCAGTAATAGTGGCAATCTTCTTCTTAATCCCTTCATCCAGATTCCAGGACAAAGCCACCGACCCGGCAAGGCCTGAAGCGCCTAACAGCATCAGGCCTACGCCGATTGGCACGCTGGCTCCGGTGAAGGCTAGCACAGCGCCAAGCCCCAGCAAAGCGCCACCAGCAATTGCAGTAACATGCGCGATTCTGTCCTCAATCCGCTCGTCAAGATTCCAGCTTAATGCAACAGAGCCGACAATGGAGGCAGCTCCAAGGGCCATCAACCCGACGCCTAGCGGGATATTAGCGGATGTAAACGCAAGCACTGCACCGATTGCCATCATGGCACCACCGGCAGCTCCGGCGACTATGGTAATCCGCTTCTTAATCTCATTTGGGAGCTTTGCCCAGTCTACTGTAAGCGTTTTGGCGATAGACGCAGCGCCAAGTACCATCAGCCCAATTCCTGGGGCAACATGTCCGGTACAGGCGAGAATCAGACCAACAGCCAGCAGGGCTTCCCCAACAAGGATGGAAGCAATCGCTTTGACTTCTTTGTTGACGAGATCGGACAGTTTCCCGTTCGACCCGCCCTTTCCGGAACTGCCACCGCCACTTCCACCGCCGGATTTAGTGGTTGACTGAATAATGTTCAGCTCATCCCACGAAGCCAGAAGGTTCTTCGTTTCCTTCGCTGCCTTTTTGGCGTTCTTCCCGGCCCCGGATGTAGCACTTCCATACTTGCTGATCTTCGACGCATTGACGCCGAACATCTCGCTCGTGATGCCCAGCAGGGACAGCAGGGACTGAATCAGGGAGCAGATAAACTGGATGGCAGCTCCGACTGTGTAGATTACAGGAAGCAGTGCCGTAAGAGCAGGAGCAAATGTCTGGATGATGCTGACTGCCGTGTTCTTCACAATAGCATTCGTGTCACTGACAGTCTTGGCAAAGGCCCCGCCCATACTCTGGCTGAAAGCTTTTGCAGAATTCCATGCATCGCCGAAAGACTTCATAAGCAGTTTCAGCGCATTCCGGATGATCATCGTGCTAGCAATCCGTCCGACCCTCTGCAAAAGCCCGACGAAAGACCCACCGCTTCGGTTTGCTCTGTCTGCTTCTTCCCGAAGCTGCCTTGTGCTTTCAGCAGTATTGTTAAGCGCTCCGGAAGCATTAGCCCCGGCGGTAGCAGAATTGTTAAGCTGATTTGCCACATTGCCCATGCTGGCACTCGCAGCTTCGCCGACTCTGCTCGTGTTATCGAGCTGAGTATTTACGTTCTGGATAGCGGACGCTGCCGGAGCCGTTGCGCTCGAAGCTCCCTGAAGGAGCGATGCAGGGTTCCATGTCTGCTTTGTCGCCTTTTCGTATTTCGCAACAGCGGACTGATAAATCGGGTCTGCCGTGTTTGGATTGGCTCCAAAGCTTCGCAGAATGCGTTCTTCCATAGCTCCCTTGGATGGAGCTGCTCCGCTCAGTATCGGGTCAGGCCCAGTCTTGCGGATGCTTGCAAGGTACGCTTCTCTTGAACGCGCAGCAACAGCCTGATACTCTTTAATCCTCGCCATGTCTTCGGCCCATTGACGGCGGGATGCTTCTCGCATGGCTGCGAGTTCTTCAGGGGTATTACCTTTGAAGAGATCAGGCTTCGTCTCAGCGACAGTTTCCGCTCCGGTAGTCTTCTTCGTCTCCTCTGCCACAGCCTTCGCAGCAGCAGCAGCCTTTCTGGCAACCAGCTCCTGCTTTCCAAGTTCCTGATCAAATACTTTCGCAGACGCAGCAGCGGATTTCGTAATCCTGTCGACGCCGGTGAGCGTATTAATCTGCTCCTGCATGGCAGTCGTCACGCTCTTGGCTCTGGTCTCGCCCATGCTCCAGGAAGCAGAAACCGTGTTGCTGGTCGTAGCTGCTTCTTTGGTCGCGTTAGCTGCCTGTCTCGCAGCCACTTCCTGCCTCGACAGCTGTTCGTCGAATACCTTTGCGGATGCAGCAGCGGACTTTGTGATTCTGTCCACGCCTGTAACTGCATTAATCTGGGCTTGCAATGCGCTGGTAACTTGTTTTACCTTGGCAGCGCCGTTACCGTTGCCGGATGGGCCATTGCCTCCGGCAACATCTCCCATAATGTTCCCGAAGTAATTCCGTTTGATTCTCGAAATCTTTTTCAGTTCTTCATTCAGGGCCCGCAGACCGGTAAGTGTTTTCTCAGTCTGCCCTGCTAAAGAACGAAGGGAGTTGACAAGGCCATGAATGCTGCCAGTCGCCTTCCCTGAATTCGAAGTAATTTCAATATTAAGGCTGTCTATGGTGCTGGACGGCATTTCCTTATCAACTCCCTTGGGTCATTGCTTCTTATGGCTCGTGTTTTTCTTCCACGCGCTCAGATAATTAATCAGCTTACGCTTCTTGTCCCGTTCCTCCTCCCGCTTTTCGGCTTCTGTCTTCGGGAAGATATTAAACGGTTTCTTTACATACTCTTCACGGCGCTTTCCAAAGGCTGTAGCAATGATCGCCCCAAAGCCGTGGTAATTATATAGGCCCTGGATCCACATTTCCTCGTTCTTCATTCTGCGTTTCAGCAGATGGGCTTCCCGATAAGCCTTTGCAATCCAGGGGTCGCCATACCAGTACTGCTCCCATGTCATGCCGTATACAAGATACATGGGGCAGAGCTGGTCAAAGATTTCGGTGTAGGTTAGCTTTTCTGACGGTGCTTCTTCTGCGGGCTCATCCCGGCTTACAGCTCCACCGTCACTCCTGAGTTTTTTCCTTCACCTTCGCCGTCTGTCGGATTCAGCGCCGTAAAGGGCACAGCCCACAGCTCGCCAAGGCGACGACCCAGAGCTTCCCCAAGCCCGCCGATGCGGTCAAGGAGCTTCTCAGCCTGTCCCAGACTCACGCTGGGATGATGCATGCGGAAGGCGTACCAGAAGAACTCAGGAATCTTCGTCATGGGATAAGCATCGACATCTTCGATCTTGAATCCCCGCTGTTCCGCAAACTTAATGGTATCCCGGTTGAATTCCAGCGTATAGTCTCTGGAATTCTCAATGTCGTGAATGATAACCGGCTTAACGGTATTGGTTTCTTTTGCCATCGTTTTTCCCTCCCGTATAGGTTTTTTAATATATGTTAAGGGCGGTAAGCCAGTGATACGGGCACCGGCAAAGGCTCGACCTCTGTCCCGCCACTTAACAACGCAATGAATTATTGTCCGGACTTAGAAGCCCAACCGGCAATCTGGTTCGGAATGATGTGCAGATTCGCTTCCTCAACGGCATCTACACCCTGGGCGCTCATGCCCAGATCAACAGGCAGACCGGCGAAGTAGAAGCTGTCGAAGTTCGGGATAGACACCTCGAACCATGTGGACATGCCGGACGCCCACGCGCTGGTAGCAGCCGTGCACAGGGAAGCCCACGCAGTCTTCAGGGCAGCGGTCATATTCGCGGTCATGTTGAAGTCACTGCCGGGGTCTTGCACACCGGGAATATAGCGCTTATACTTGTCCACCAGGTTGGTCACTTCCAACTGGGAAGGGCTCAACTGGATTTCGGGGATAGCTTTCACATCGGGAATATTGGTGTATCCCGTGGTGGGCCGGGTTCCGGCAGAAGACTCTACCGCATAACCGATCTTGACACCGATGGTGTTAAACTCAAGAGCCATGATTTTCACTCCTTGTTCGTTTTCTTGTCAGCCTTTACAGGCTTTTCCTTTGGCTTTTCAACGGGAATCCTGGCACGGCATTTCTCGCAGACATCCGCATCACGCTTGTTATGTCCGCAGTAGGGGCATTTCCACATGCGCCTTTACCTCCTGTAAAATTGATAGATCGTGTCACCGCTTTCAGAGAGTTTCTCCCCGACGATCACCTCATACCGGGCATACAGCCGGAAGATGGTTCTGTCCTGATTCGGGAGCTGTCTCATCATGGTGCGGTAGCATTTCAGAGATTCCATCGCCTCGTCAACCACGCTGATGATGGACTTGGCTTCGCTCTTTGCTGTCCCCTGCTTGTCAGAGTAGACATTTACCTCATAGTACAGGCGGGTGAAGTTTTCAGAGCAGTCGTCTGTATTCGTCCGCTGAACAGGAACGTTGTTGGTTTCTGCGACAGTTATGGCGGGAAAAACAGCGGATGTCTCTACATATCCGGCGTCAACTCTGGCAGAAGGAAAAGCTTCGTGAACAGCCTTATAGACTACATCGAACACTTTGCTCTCAATGTCTATCATTTGCTGAACAACCCCCTCGCCTTCATTTCGGCGTTATTGACGATATAATCCCTCGCGTCCAGAAGACCGTGCCTGGGTTCAACCGCCGAATACGGTTTACCGCCGAAATGCCAGTATCCGTTACCGCCGTTCATCATGGCGGTGTAGTAGCCCTCGCCGGAGCCAACTTGTTCAGAATAGCTCCATCTGTAGACATCCACAGGAGCGTTCGGTGCCATGGGATGATTCTCCATGGTCGCCATACCGGCCCCAAATTCCATGATCACGACGGCTTCACCGGTCGCTTCGATGATTCCGATGCCGTCTTCCGTAATCTTTTCAACGTTGGCAGTACTTCCAAAGGCGTATCTCGCCATTTCTGCACCGCCGTCCACAAGTTCCTTGACCAGCTCCGCAGACTTCCGCTCGATGCGGTTCTGATACCGTTCCAGGTCTTTGATTGCCTTATTAATGCTTCCGACGGAAAGGGCGATGCTGATGTTTTTACTCACTCACATCAACCTCTTTCAGATAAAAGATCAGGTGATTCAGGCTCTGCGCCTTACGAACGACCTTGAAATTATGCGGAGTGATGTGTCTTTCCTCGTCTTCGCCCGTGTAGGGCTCTTTTCTGTACCAGACAAGGCTTTCCTCACACATCGGGCAGTCCATGTCTTCCGTTACGGCCCTGTGGGTGTATCCGGTCGTAATGCCATATCTCTCAAGCTCTGCCATACCCTGGCTTCCAAGGTTGTTAGCGCCCGATGAAATTGCCATTGACATCTTGACTGCTACAGGCTCCCCGTAGATAATCCGTCTTTCCCCGGTAAGAAAGCCGTTCGCGTCAGTCACAGGCTCCTCGCCTGTTGGATTCGCAAACCATAAAAACTGTTTGTTTCTCTCTAAAATGCGCACTGTCACGCACCAACCTTTGCGAAAGGCGTCAGGCGGGACAGAATGTCTTCATCGTCCACGCTTGCATAGGTGCGGTTAACACCGTTTTCCTCATGAGAGATTTCAGCTTCGCCACCTCTGCGGAGATAGAGCCTAGCGCCCAGCTCACACTGCACAACTTCATACCTCTGCGGGATGTCGCTTTCCTGCTTACTGGTATCAAAGGGCCAGAGCCTCTCCAGCATTTTACCGGAAGCAAGCTGGAGGTAGAGCTCAATCAGTGCAGTACTGGCGGGCTCCGGTTCTTCTCCAACAATGGAGCGAACCATCGTCACCTTTTCTTCTGTCGTCATTAGCATCTACCTCCAGATCAATTACTTCCCGCCCAGCTTTCTGGGCTTCGCTTTAGCCCCCTGGGGCTTTACGGGTTCTTTTGCTTCCTGACGGGGTTCGGGGACAGGCTTCTTTACGGGCTTCTCTGCCTTCTGCTCTGCCTCCAGTTCCATCAAGCGCCTGTGAATGAGCATTCCCATATCATGCTCCTCCTATGTTTAGTCAGATCAGGAACCCTTCACGATGCGGATGGCCTTGCTGGCATCGTACAGGTAGCAACCTTCGTGCTTGCTGGCGGTAATGACGGTGAGGAACTTCAGGATATCCCTTTCGGTTTCCACCAGCGTATCCCGCTTCAGGAGCAGACGGAGCGCACCGGGTTTCACGATGTAGGCTTCCTCGTTGGCGTAGGTGGCATTCTTCAGCTTATTGCTGACGATGATCTGGCATCCGAAGATTTCGCCCACAGCACCCTGAATCAGGCGCTCAGCAGCAATCTCGGAAGCAGGGAGCCAGTCGCTGGTCTTCCGAATCTTGGTGTACAGGGCGGGAGAGACCAAAACCACCTTCTCACCAACATCGATATCCTCACCGAACTTTTCCAGGGCATTGGACAGGTCATTGACTTCAATACCAGCGGTGGAAGCAGCAGCGTGAACCATCGTGCCATCAATACCCTTCAGGGCAGCCAGCATCTCGTTATCCACGCAGTTAGCGATAGAGGTAGCGATCTGCATAGCAGCCTGTCCCATAGGATCACCGTAACCAGACAGAACAGCTTCGTCAGTCAGTTCAACGCCCTGCGCTACTTTGTGGATCGTCATGGAGGTCGTCCCAGCGTTCAGAGAAGCGGGGGTCAGAGTACTTCCTTCGCCAAGAGTGGAGGCATCGCCAATATAGCTGTAACTGGGCAGATAGAGCACGCTTCCGGGCGTGCCAGCCAGCGTGGTGTCCACTTCAGCCAGGGGCAGGAAGCGGATAAGATCATGAAGCTTTTTCTCAACCAGGTCAGCCATCACCTGAGGGTTGACCAGATTCTGAAGAACCGTTGTAGCCATGAATTTCACTCCTTATTTCGTGTATTCTTGATAGAGTTCCGGGTATTTGTTAAACACATCCACCCGTTCCATATAGCTCATGGCGTCAAACTGTTCCTTGGTGACCGGTTTCGTTCCGTCTCCACCCGGCAGGGTTTTGTTCGTCCGGAAAGCGTTCTCCTTCAGTTGCTTGTCATGAGCCACTAAAAACTTGCGAAGCCCGTTGAAAATCTTCGCAGCGTCCTCCGTGCTCATATCGGACAGGGCTTCCGCGATTTCCTGCGCGGTGGTGCCATCGCATCCGATATCGGGAGCAGTCAGTTGCGACTTGTGATTAGCGACATTTCTCTCTGTCTGAAGAGCTTTAACCTGTTCGCGCAGGGTGGCTTCCTGCTCTTCCTGTTGCTTCTTCAGGC